AGAATTTAACGCCGTTGCTGATAGCGCGTGCAAAAAGCATATTTTTCGGGAACTTTTCGATATTCTTTGTTTGTGCTTTTCTTGCATCCTCAATAGTAAAAGTGCTATTCCCTAACTTTTCTTTGCCCTTGTAAAAGTCGATGCTGCAAACTTTGTCGGTTTGCTCAATCACTTTGTAGTCGTATTTGTTTGAGGCCTTGACATTGGCAGCCATAAGGCCTGCGCCTATTGTTGGTTTGCCCTGGATAATGTGAATGCCAGACATAGCGGCAAATGGTGGGATACCCATTTCGGCACCGGCTTGAATCTTTACTACCGCCTGTGCGGCACTTTTAATATCGGGGAACATACCCGACTCGGCAAATGCTTTGCCGATGTTCATGATTTCGGTAGTGCTAATTGTTGATAGTTCTTGTTTCATTTGTTTTGTTTTTAAAGTTATTAATAAATACCGTGTTTTGCTAAGTAGGCATCTTGCTTTGCATTATCATCTTCCTCTTGTCGTATGTCATCAATGCGTTGCTGGTGCGCCCTGTATATTTGTGCATTAGTGTAAGGCTGTACATCGCGTTTGTGCTTAGGTAGAATGTCTGTCGGCTCAAGTTGCAAATGTACCCAGTTGTTGTATGCTGTTTCATTCATATCTGTAATTTAATTTAAGTAAATATAACCACTACCATTACAGTGTGGGCATTCATCAATTACTGTTGTTTTACATACAGCCGGACTATTGCCCATGCTCGTAGATGCTTTGGCATCTTCATTATAATACGTATTTTGCTCATCGTCGATTGGTTTTATAACGTGTTGATAATACAGCCAGGCTACCCAATAAAGCAAGCCGGCCGATAATACGAATAGTAATTCGCCTTTAGTTTGAATGAATAATATTAACATAGTGCGCGGTTTATTTGTTGTAAATCCATTAACTCAATCTGGTTGTCGGTGTATTCGCTAACCCAGCGATTGCGCTCGATTGTATCTTCTGCAATCTCAATCATGCGAAGGCAAGCTATACATTGTTTGTGAAGGAAACGTAGTTGTTCTGTGAAACTGTCTGTTGGGTTTGCGATTCGTGAAATTTGTGTTGTCATGTTGTTTTGTTTTAAATTGTGAAATGCAAATATAGTATCTTTTGCGATACAAACAAAATTATATTTTAATTGATAAAAACCAAACGCCTGCAATTTTACGCTGGTTGAATATACCAACCGTATTAGATCGGTTACCGTTGCAGATGCTCTTTATAGTACTGTTGCTCTTGCCGGTTAATTGTGCGGCCTCGTTTACTGTGATGTTTTTATGTGTTCTCATTTTGCAATGTTATGTATCTTATTTGATACAAAAAAATTTATTTTATAAAAATAATATTGTAGTATTGCAATTCACTAAACCACAGCGGCTCTGGTTAATCCGTAATATTATGGCAGATCAAACATTGTTGAAAGGCATTAGACTCTTTCAACCAAAACCAAATCAACCCGAATTCGTATTAGCATCGGGCGTAATCACTCTTAATGAGTTGGTAACATTCGCAAAGGAAAACCCACAGTTGTTAACCGAGTACAACGGCGAGAAACAACTTCGCATTCAGTTGCTAAAGTCAAAAGACGGCAAACCCTACATGACGGTTGATACCTGGAAGCCAGCAGAAACAAGCGCAGCGGCGTTTGAGGCTCCGAAATTAGCAACACCGGAAGAGCTAAATTCGCTTCCATTTTAAATTAAACGCCCCTATTGTAATGATAGGGGCATAAATTACTCCTATGAGTTGGACAGTTCGCTATAAATTAGCACATCATGAATGGTGCAAACGCACCGCGCCGGAATACTTTGAAGCAGCCGGCGGTAATACTATGAGAGTTACTTACCCTTGCGTTACAAAGTCAAACGGTTTAACATCTGCAATATGCAAGTTTCTTGAATGGGAAGGCCACCGCGCAACGCGAATAAACACCGCTGGCCGAATAGTTGCAGGGCGTTATATTACATCCACAACCCGCAAAGGAACGGCTGACATTTCAGCAACTATAAAAGGCCGCGCCATAATGATTGAAATCAAAGTGGGTAAAGATAAACCTTCAGTGTACCAATTATCAGAACAACAACGCGAACGCGCAGCCGGTGGGATGTATGAGTTTATACATACAATACAGGAGTTTTTTATATTTTACGATAACCTTCTGGAAACACTAATTTAATTCCGAAAAACCCTTGCCTTTCAAACCCAATATAAAAATAGGAAGTAGAGAGCCTAATTTTATATTTTTTGCTCACTCAATACAAGGGCTAACTTTCTCTACAGTTGGCCCTTTTTTTATTTATGCAAATAATAAAAGAAACTTTACAAGCCTACAATGAATTAGGGTTGAGATCAATACCAATAGAATGGGATGAAGTAAACAAACAGCCGGTATCGCATCGTTTGTGGGCGGATAATGAAACACTGCCAGTGTATGAAAAGCACAACGCTTTAATGATTAAGACAGCCGGCGAGTGGGCGGCCATAGATTTTGATTTAAAAAATACAGACCGCAAAACAATATTTAAAGAATGGCAGGACATTGTATTGTATGCACGCCCCGAAATTTGGAACAAAATTTATATTGAGCAAACCCGCAACGGTGGGTATCACGTTTGGATAAAATACAACAACTTAGAAAAAAAACTATCCTTGGCCGACAGCGACAAAGGCAGCGAAGTAATAGCTTTGTATGCAAAAGGGCCGCTGGTTTACACATGGCCAACGCCTGGGTATTTACAAACATCATCCTGCATGGACGATGTTACCGAATTAAGCGAAGATGAATTTAATTACCTTATTGAAACATCACAGCTATTTAATGAATACAAACCCTCATACGATCCAAACCTAAAAGCGGTATCGTATCCACGCGGCTATGAGGATTTACTTTCACAGTTTGATAGTTCACTACCCGATGAACTTTGGATTCAGATTTTAAACGAAATAGGACTTTATGAAATAAGGAACCACCGTTATAACCCGCGCGATAAATACACGGCCTACCATCGCAAAGGCAGCGAATCAAAAGGTATCAGTGCAAAGGTTTATACCAAAACAAAGCGCGTAATGATATTCAGTGCATCGATGCACGATTATCCAAACTGGCATAACAAACACGATTACCCTGTATGGTCGTTGCCGCCATCATTTGTATTGTTCTACAAGTTTGGCCGCTCATGGCCGGAAACATTGGACTATATTAATTTAATTATAGAGGCCGCCGGTATTGAAATCAAACAGCCAACAATTACGACCGACTTCCCGATGCACGTATTTCCCGATTGCATTCGCCGGTCGATGTTAGAGGTTAGCGAAGCGCGAAGTTTGGCACCTCAATTTGTTGCAACCGCTGGACTATGGACTATTAGCAGTCTTGCTGGAAGTAGGTATTATTCCGAGTTTAACGGCGATGGTAAGAACATATTATTTTGTTTAATGATTGCACCGGTCAGCGTTGGTAAAACACCAGCTTTTAGGGTAATGTGTGACACGCCTTTGAAGTTAGCAAATGAGCAATTTGACAAAAAGTATGCAGAAGATTACAAAGTTTATGTACAAGACAAAATGGCCAGCGATAAAAAGAAAACTAACGCACCGGAACCCGAAAGGTACATACCTATTGCATACGATGGAACAACGGAAGGTTACACATCAAAGCACATGACACAGCCAAACGGAATTGGTGTGTATCAAGATGAAGCCGAAACCATTTTAAACGCCGGTAGTTTCAAATCAAACAACGATGCAATAAGTTATTTTACTCAGGCGTTCAGTGGCGGCAGGGCAAACCAAATACGCGCCGATAAGTCAAAAGAAAGGGTAGTACCTCAAATGAATATAAACCTTTTAATGGGTACACAGCCAAGCCGCCTAAAAAACATATTTACAGAGGATAGGTTAAGCAGCGGTTTTGCATCCAGGTTCTTAATGGTCGAAGCCGATTACAAAGAATTGAATATAGATATTGATCCTTTTAGCGATAAAAAGGAAATGTGTGCGGAATGGGTTGAAATTGTTACAAACCTATTTTTTAGCGGGTTAGATTACAATCAAGGCAATGGCATTAAAACATTGGTAAGTATCACAGAAGGGGCTAAAAATGCCTATAGAACGTATTATAGAGAGTTACTTGTACAAGGCAATAGCAGAATAACAACAAAAGCGGAACAATACATTATTGGAACCGAAGCCAAAATGAGTGCATACCTTCCACGTTTAATACAAGTGCTGGCAATATTACACGATAACGTAAGGCCGGTTATTACTGAACAGATTGTTCATTATGGATGGGAGTTGTATAAATATTATTCGGAATCAACGGTTCGCATCATTGGATCATTGCACAGCGAAATTGATACAGGCCTACCAAAAGAATTGGAACTATTATACCAAACATTGCCAGAGGAATTTACCCGTAAGGAAGCCAGCGAAACTTGCATCCGTTTGAATTTAACTGATCGGCGGTTTGATGTTTCGATACGCCGTAAAGATTTCGGCAGCCTGTTTAGGAAGGTGGGGCAGGGTAAGTATATTAAAATATAAAATAATTATTTGTATTTAATTAGCGGTGCAGCCTTTATGGTTTGCACCGTTTTTTTTGCATTTACATAGTGTTTAGTGAGTTAAACCTTTGACATTCAGACATTTGCATAATTGCACTAATGCACTACAAACAAAGAGGGGTTTATACAAATTTACTAATTATTATTATGTATTTATTATCTTATACATTTGCACTACATGTTATGCAAATGATTGATAATCAACAAGAAGTTTTGCACTTTGGCAGTGCAAATTCACTAAACGCAACAATGTTGCAAAAATACTTGTAAAATATTTTGGTAGTAAATTGTATATTTGATTTATGAACCACATCGGACTATTTGAAGGCATTGGCGGATTTTCACTTGCAGCACGCTGGATGGGATGGGAAACTATTGCATGGTGCGAATGGAACGAGTTTGGTCAAAAAGTATTAAAACATCACTTTCCAAAAGCACAACCACATGGAGATATTACAAAAACAGACTTCACTATTTACCGAGGACAATGCGACATACTTACAGGAGGATTCCCATGCCAACCCTACAGCCTTGCAGGAAAGCGTAAGGGCAAAGAAGATGACCGCCACCTCTGGCCGGAAATGCTCCGAGCAATTACAGAAATTCAACCAACTTGGGTTGTGGGCGAAAACGTTTTCGGACTTGTTAATTGGTCAGGAGGGTTGGTATTCAACGAAGTGCAAACTGACTTGGAAGCTCAGGGGTACGAAGTATTCCCGTATGTACTGCCAGCTGCGGCCGTTAACGCTCCACACCGAAGGGATAGAATTTGGTTTGTTGCTAAAAACACCTTCAGCAATGGATGCCTACTCGGAAAAATTGAGCAAGAAAGAACAAAAGTTCGGAAATTCGGGAACACTTGCACAAGAAGTTCAGACAGGGTTCATATATCAAAGGGGAATGCTTCCCACCCCAACCGCAATCCAACGGGAAGACCCGGACAGGGTACAAGCATTGAAGGAATCGGGAGCAACCACAATGTTCAGCAGAGTGAATGGGGAAGCAAGACCGAACTCAATATTAGACCATCTTCAGTTCCACAGAATGTTATGCACGCCAACGGCACAAGCAAGCAGGGGGAATACATCAGACAAAAGGGGGAAGGGAAATCTAACAGACCAAATAGCAGAAATGGAGTTGACTATTGGCAAAACTTCCCAACTCAATCCCCCGTTTGTTCTGGAGATGATGGGCTTTCCTCCCGACTGGACTCTATTACCTTTCCTAAGTGGAGAAACGAATCCATAAAAGCAGCAGGCAACGCAATCGTTCCACAGGTAGCATATCAAATATTTAAAACTATAAAACTTTACAATGAAAAACTTTAACACCATCCAGGAAGCAGAAAAATATGCAGTCGATTACTTTTACGAGCATCACGATTACGTTGGCGAGTTCGATTACCGCAACAACAAAGGCATAATTCAGTTTTTTTCAGTTGACAGTCCAAACCGCTACCATACCTTTGAATGTACCGTGTTCGCATCCGAACCACTTAAACGCCCCGTTGGCAGACCTAAAGGGCCAGAAAAGGTTTACATTGGGTTTAAGATTGAGCCTAAGTACCATGCTGAAGTGAAGGCGTTGGTTAAGGAGTTTATACGCAATTCAAAATAAGTTAGTAAATTTGGTAATTAAAAAATATGCCAGCACCAATAGGAAATAAATACGCTTTAGGGGCAAATTCTGGTAGGCCTGCTACTTATAAAGATTCTGAAAGTCTTTATACTGCCGTTATGGACTATTTTGAAGGATGCAATAAGCATGAAATAAAAGCAACAATTACTGGTTTAGCTTTGTTTTTAGGGTTTAAAAGCAGATCAAGTTTTGATGATTACAAAGAAAGAAGCGAAGAATTTTCGTACATAATAGAAAGGGCAAAATTAGCTGTTGAATATTCTTATGAATCATCTGGAACAGCCTTTGACATATTCGCATTAAAAAACATGGGCTGGAAGGATAAAACAGAAACTGGTTTAACTAACTCCAAAGGCGAAGATGTACAGCAACAGTTTATATTTACATTAGCACAAAATTGCCAGCCAATTGAAGATAGTAATACCATTACTAAATAAAGGCCCTTACGAGCAGCTACGTTATGCCATCCGTTCGATGGCTACCGTTTACCCAAATGCAGATTTTATTTTGGTAGGTGGTAAGCCTAAATGGTACAAAGGGCAGCACATTGCGCACGAAGATTACCATCCTACAAAGAAAGAAGAAAACATCAGAGATAAAGTAATTGCCGGCTCTCAAGGGTTAGGCAATTTTCTTTTTGCCAATGATGATCACATATTGCAGTTTCCTATTATGGAAACTTACAACAAAGGCAAACTATCAGAAACAGTCAAAGGCCGCAACCCTTCTGGCAGTTATACAAGGTTATTACTTAATACCATTGCACAATATGGGGATGTTGATAATGTAGATACTCACTGCCCGATGTGGATGAATAGTAATATGATAAAAAACACTAACTTTGAATGGCCACTGTTTGGTATAGGTTTTAAAACTTGTTACGCCAAAGAAAACAAGATTGAATCTATTTTTATGAATGATTGCAAGGTTTCAAAGATACCACCACCGCGCCGTTGGTGGAGCATGACTGATGATTTTGATACAAGGCAATTGAGCAGCATTTACCAGCAGCCGTCTAAATTTGAATTATGAATCTTCTTGTTATAGTTGTTTATAATCGTGTAGAAAATATTAACCGATGGTTAAAGGTTTGGCAGCAATGCAAACAATCGGCCCACATGGTTATTATTCACACGGGGCCAGATGCGTTAACGATTCCCGATGGCATTACCTACATACGAAGGCCAAACATAGGCTTTGACATTGGCAGCCTGCAAGATGTTTGCAATGAGCGATTAAACGGATTCCCAAACGATTGGCAAAAGATGCTTTGGTGTACAGATGATACATTGCCGATGCAGCCAGATTTTTTAGATGTATTCTTTAACAAGCTAACGGTTAAAGTGGGTTGCGTTGCGATGGAGATAAGCCCGTATGTTAGAAAGCACATTAGAACTACTGGCTTTGCAATTACTAAAGAAGTTGCTAATAAATTAACCTTCCCAATAGATCCAATTGTAACCAAAGAACATTGCTATCAGTTTGAGCATCTAAGCGGCAATATTATGTACAATCAAATACTTTTGATGAAATTGGAAGTACTGATGGCTGCACCTGCAAAAGATAGCCCGTTGTTTGACTTTGGCTATCACAGGCGGCTAAAACAACGTGAAGCAGAACATTATACTACATTTGCAGAACCTACCAAAGGATTGCCCAAGGTGTCCATTATCTGCCCTACCTACCAAAACTACCCACAGATTGCATCTGCATTACTTTGCCAAACTTACCAAAATTGGGAATTGCACATCGTGCATGATGGCCTTGGAACAATAGACCTGCCAAAAGACAAACGTATTAAGTTTACACAAACACCGGCACGTTCTGCCAATTGGGGGCATTCAATTAGAAGGGATATGTTGCAAGCTGTTAGCGGTGATTATGTTGTAATTACGAATCCGGATAATTATTTGGTTCCTACCTTTTTAGAAAAGATGATAGGCGGTTTTAAACAGGGTATTGTTGCAACTTATTGTAGCCAAATGGTTCATAACTACATTGGGCATAAAGTTATAAATTGCAGCCTAAAACGTGGATATTTGGATTGTAGCGGTGTTATGCTTAAATTAGCAGAAGCAAAAGCAGTAGGATGGAATGATGTAAATTCCCATTCTGCTGATTGGTTTTTCTTTAACGACATTATTAACAGATATGGGCAGCACTCATTTGCAAGGGTTGAAGGATGCCTATTAATACACAACTAAAATGAAATGCAAACAACACACAATCTGCCGCTGCTGTGGTGCTGACAAGTTAGAACCTTATCTTGATTTGGGAATGATGCCTCTTGCAAACAATCTTGAACTAACAAAAGAAGATGCACTAAATGCAGAAAGATTCCCGTTAAAGGTTATGATTTGCGAAGATTGTTCATTAAGCCAATTATCTGTAGTTATTGATCCGGAGTTGCTATTCAGCAATTACTTTTACCGTTCAAGTATGAGCCAAGGTTATAAAGACCATTGCAAAGAAATGGCTATTGAATTACAAAGTAGATACGGGTTTAACAATGATTCGTTTATTATAGACATAGCCGGCAATGATGGGGCATTATTGCATGAATTTTACAAAATTATTAAACCTTGGAAGTCGTTAAATATTGATCCTGCCGAAAACTTAGTAAAAGCAAATGAAGAATTAGGCGTAAGGCAATTTACTGCATTTTGGGGAATGCAATCAGCAAAGCAACTTGAAACAATGGGCTGGCCTAAAGCCGATTTGATAACTGCTACAAATGTATTTGCTCACGTTGATAACATCAAAGAATTTTTAGAAGCTGCAAAATATGCATTAAAGCCAGACGGCGTTATTGTGTTGGAATTCCCTTACATTGTAGATTTTATTAATAAAGGCGAATTTGATACCGTTTATTTTGAGCACCTTAGCTACATGAGCGTTTCACCTTTAGAGTTGCTGGCATTTGATTTGGGCTTGCAAATTACAAACATAACAAGGCATTCAATACACGGCGGCACTATTCGGATTGAATTAAAGCACGGGCAAACATTAAAGATTACAAATGAATCGTTATCAGAATTCTTTATAGATTACAAAACTTATGCATCGAAGGTTGAAGATTGCGTAAAAGCATTTAAAAAGGGTATTGCAAATATAGACGGTAGCATTGCCTGCTTTGCTGCATCTGCAAAAGGTAACACACTTTTAAACGTGGTAGGTGAAACAAGCCGCATCGAATATATTGTAGATGAAACGCCAGAAAAGATTGGCAAGTATTCGCCAGGTACTGGCCTTGAAGTAGTGCCATTGATTCATCTTGCAGCGTTTCCGGTTGATTACATTATCATACTTAGCTGGAATTTTGCTGAAGAAATAATAAAAAAATGTAAATCAATTGGTTACAGTGGTAAATTTATTATACCTATTCCAACATGGCAAATAGTAGAGTAATTGAATATACGCCAGTATTTGCGGCAAATAAAGAGGCTTATGATAGCGGCTTGTATAGGTTTATTGGTAATGAAGGTAGTAGTAGAAGTAGTAAATCTTACTCGTTGGCGCAATTGATTGTAGTTATTGCCATGACCGAAAAGCGCGAAATAACTATTACTGGCCCATCGTTACCACATTTGAAGCGTGGGGCTATGAAAGATGTTTTGGATGTTGTGAAAGGATGGGATTTGTACAAAGAAGATAACCACAACAAGACAGATCAAATACTAAAATTCCCATCTACTGGAAGCTATATTGAATTTTTCGGTATTGAAGATGTGGGCAAATTAAGGGGGCCAGGGCGCGATATTCTTTGGATGAATGAAATGAATTTACAACCTAAAGCCGCTTACACGCAGTTAGCCTTAAGAACAAGAAAAACTATATTTGGGGATTGGAATCCAGCAGATGAATTTAGTTACGTTTATGAGTTAGCAGATAAGGAAGGCAATAAAAAGATACATTCAACATATCTTAATAATTTGCAATTCCTAACGCAAGAGCAGATAAATGAGATTGAGAGCTTGCAGGATGCAGATGAAAATCTTTGGAAGGTGTTTGGCCTTGGGTTGCGTGGAACATCAACAGAAACGATTTACACCCACTGGAAAACTATTGACCATTTCCCAGATTGCGATCGGGTTGTTTATGGTTTGGATTTTGGTTTTAATCATCCGAACGTATTAACAAAGGTGGGGCTTATGGATGATAAGTTGTATATTGAAGAAATGATTTATGAAAGTAAGCTAACAACAGATGATCTTTGCTATGCCATAAAAGCATTAGGTTTGAACGGTAGCCATAAGATTTACTGTGATAGTGCGCGACCAGATACCATCGAAGAAATGAACCGCGCGGGGCTTTGGGCGGTATCTTCAAACAAGTCTGTATGGGATGGAATACAGTTCGTAAAAAGTAAGCCGCTTTATATTACGAAAAATTCTATAAATTTGTTGAAAGAAATTAAATCGTATAAGTGGATGAAGGATAAAAACGACATTGTACAAGAGCAGCCCGTTAAGTTTAAAGATGATGGGATGGATTCAATGCGTTATGCTGCATTTACTGAATTTTCACAACCTTTAATTACATACGCCGGTGCAGATTATTAGTAATAAAAAATTAAATGATCTGCAAACGCAGATAAAAGCCCTGCAAACATCTACACTGATGGCGCAGGTTTCAACAGTTAGCCAAACCATTTACCCTACCTGGCACGTTTGGCGCGAAATAGAAGCATATCGGGTTATTGATGATGTTTACAGCGTTGTTAATAGATTAGCCAGAACAGCGGCAATGATTCCGTTCACGTTATATTATCCAGATACAGATGAAGATGTTGAGTTTGACAATCCAGCCGCAAAGCTATTTAGAACCTTTACACTCGAAAAGAAAATAGAACTTTATACCCATTTGTTTTTGACGGGTGAATGTTTCTATTACAAGCAGCTATTTATAGGAGCCAATGCAAGGGTTGAATCTTTAGACCTTTTGCATTCATCTTTCATGACCTTAAAATTAAGTAGGCAATTCCCTTTTACTATTGATGCTTATGAGTATCAAGACGCAAACGCTGGTGTAGTAATTAACAACATACCAAAAGAAGAAGTTGCATACATTAAATACCCGAACCCTTCGCCAGATTGGAACTATAGCAAGCGCGGCCTTTCACCTATACTTGTTTTAGCGCAAACACTAACAAGGTTGCAAGCGGGTAGAGATGCCAGCGTTGCACAGATGCAAAACGGTGGTGTACCTGGAATATTAACGGTAAAAGACTTACGCCATGATACTACCAGCAAGCCAGTGATAGGGGCGATAAAGGATAACATTGCGCGTTTTATGGGCAATTCAAACAATAAGGGTGCGCCAATGATTATGCCAGGGGATATGAACTATATTCCTTTAGGTTTAAAGTTGGCAGATATGGAAGTTGCAGAACTTGCAGCAATAGACTTTAAAAAGATATGCAATGCCTACAGCGTTTCTGATGTGTTGTTTAACAATGACAGCAGCAGTACTGAAAGCAATGTAAAAGAAATGGTGCGATTGATGTACACAAACGCGGTTTTGCCCGTTGTTATGATGGTTCGTGATTGCTTTAATAACGAAGTATTGCCAAACTTTAGCGGTAGACAGATTGCCATTAAATACGATGTTTCAGAGATAACAGAACTGCAAGATGATATGAAGGCAAAAGCAGATGTATTCGCAGCATTGCCGGTTATGATTCCTAACGATGTACTTGAGGCGTTTGGTTACCAAAGAGATGAACGCCCAGAAATGGATATGCCTTTTATTAAATCGGGTTACACTGCTATTGATGATTTTGAACCGCTGCCACCAATTGAGTAAAAGTGTAGAAAATATTGCAGATATGGCTTTACGGCAAGTTTTAAAAGTAATTGAGCAGGAATTGCCACAACCCGAATGCCCAAGAAGCAGGCCGCAAAACAACTGGAAAAAAGATCAAGTTAAAAAGATTGTAGGCCAAAAATTATGGCCAGCAGATATGGGCGTAAATATTGATATTAAAGTATGATGGCAATAGTTAATTTAGTTGTAAATGCTGATATTGAATGGGTTGATTCTGAAAAGGTAATTCAACCATGCTATTTATGCGAAGATTTAATAATAGGTAAATCTTATTCTGCAATATTATTTATTACTCAAAAAGGTCAAGATTTTCCAATAACGAATAAAGATTTATTTACAGTTTGTCAAAGTTGCCATGATATTACAAATACTCAATGAACAAAGCCGAATACATACGCCGCTGGGATCGTTTCCAAAAACGCTATGAGCGTATCTATACCACTAAATTTAAAGCCGCTTTACAAGAACAGGTGCGCCAGCAAATAGAAGTAGGTTACATAAACAGCCAGCCAATTTATGAAGTATTAGTTGACCTTTACAAAACAGTTGGCCCACTATGGGCGTTCAATACTGGCGTGCATCGGTTTAAACGGCAAACAAAAGCGCGGCTGCCAATGGGATTTTCTGAACGCATTGTTGAACTGATGCGCCAATATTACGGCATTGATTTACTGAATGATGCTGAAGGCATAACAAATACAACAAGAGAATACATACAAGAAGTATTAGGGGCAGCGGCCACCAGCGGTATTGGCTTTGATGACATTGTAAGACAATTACAAACAGATCCAAATTTAAACGCAATGAGGGCAAGGCGTATTGCACGAACTGAAGTAGTAGGGGCGGCAAATTCAGCATCTTTGATTAATGCGCAAGAAACCGATGTGCCAATGGTTAAGATATGGCTATCTGTAGATGATAGGCGTACAAGGCGCAGCCATAAGTTTGTAGATGATCAAACAGTTCCTTTAAATACGCCGTTTAATGTGGGTGGCGTAGAAATGATGCAGCCAGGTGTAAGGCAACAGCCAAACGGGTTACCAGTTCCGGCAAACGAAGTAGTAAATTGCAGATGTGTTTTAGGCTATCGCGTAATCGAAGAATAAAAAAACCCACCTCGTAGAAACGAAGCGGGTTAAACCAACGCTTGCATGAAAAACAAATTAATCTATTTTCGGATACATTCCCATTCTTTTAGCTGCATCTGTATATTGCACTTTCTCTGTTTGCCGTTCGCGTTCCAACTTTTCTTTTACTGCAATATCGTAAAACTTACCAATCTTTTGGCCCGTATTAATAGTGTGAGCAACTACTTGCGAATGTAATTCATTATCTACTTTTATACTTTTTTCTGCCATGCCATAAAGGTAGTAAAAATTCTACTTATACAAAACAAAATATTGATTTATTTTTACTCTATTGGAAAATCTCTATACATACAAAGATACCACACTGCCAGCATCGTTTAAGGATGCCGACATGAAGAAAGGTATTGTTACTGGTTATTTTTCCCGTTTTGGGAATGTAGATAGTGACGGTGATATTATAAAGGCTGGCGCATTCGCAAAGACAGTAAAAGAGCAGGGGCCAAAGAGTGCACAGCCACGCATCAAGCATTTAATGAATCACAACCCATCAATGCCGCTTGGTAAAATATTAGACCTTAAAGAAGATAGCAGCGGGTTGTTATACGAATCACAAGTAGGAACGCACGCTTTAGGGCAGGACTTTATAAAGATGGTTGAAAGCGGATTGATAACCGAGCATTCAATCGGTTACAGAACTATAAAGCGAAACCAGATACAAGATTATGCCGGATATCAAAAGAACCCTACAAAGGGAATGTTTGAGATTACAGAGGCTAAATTGTTTGAAGGCAGCAGTTTAACTGCATGGGGTGCGAATCCATTAACGCCGCTAACGGGTTTAAAAAACGCTGTGAATATTGATAGCGTTATTTCGCAGCAAGTAGCAATAGAAAAGTTTTGTAAAGATTCTACTGCGACTGATGAAACTATTGAAATGTTATTGTTGCATAGTAAGCAACTTTCACAATACATACTTGATATTAAGGCCAATCAGCCAGCAAAAGCTACTGATCCGGATAAATGGCAAGGATGGGTAACAAAATTAAAAACAACTTAATTATTTATAAAATGGAAAAGAAAACACCGGCACAAATAGAAGCCGAAAAGAAAGCCAGAAAAAACGCTATTGATGTAGCTGAAAAGGCTTACAACGAATTTGAAGTTAAAGAACCAACTGATTTGCAAAAGTCATTCGATTTGCTTAAAGCAGTTATCGAATTGAAAGGCGCTGATGAGGTTAAAAACTTTGACGAAAAGATTGCCGCTATCGAAGCAGCTACTCTTGAAGCAAAAGAAGCTAAAGAAGCCGAATTGAAAACAATCGGTGAGCGTTTGGAAGCTACCATTTCTGCATTGGATATTGTACAAGCAAGAGTAAAAGCAGACCGCAACAACGGAACTGCAACACCTTCTACAAAATCATTTGCTGAATTGTTGAGCGAAAACATCAACGAGAAAGCAAGCGAAATCACTACCTTAAAGAAAGGGCAATCAACATCTTTCGAAATGAAAGACATGAGTTTTGCAACTTCTTTCAGTACTGCTGGTACTTCAGTTGCATTTGCTCGCCCAGGCATCATTGAATTGCCAAAGCGTAAATTGCACATTCGCCAACTTTTAACCGGCGGTAACATGGGTGCTAAATCTACCTTTGATTACGTTAAAGAGGTTGCTGGTTCTGGTTCTATTGGCCCAGTTGCTGAAGCTACTTTGAAGCCACAGATTGAACTTGCTTTGCAAGAGGTTAGCGTAAAGGCAGAATGGATTGCTGGTTGGTTGCGTATTTCTCGCAATATGCTTGATGATGTAACTGGTATGACTACCTTTTTACAAAGTCGTTTGCCAGAATTGTTACTTCGTGCTGAAGATAACCAATTGTTAAACGGTACTGGTACTTCACCACAGTTAAGCGGTATCACTGATGCTGGTAACTTTACTGCACCAACAGGAACTTCTACAATTGATGTTGAGCAATTGGTTCAAGCGGTTGCACAGTTAGAAGGTTACGACAGAGAAGCAAATGGCATATTGTTAAACCCTGCTGATTGGTACAGAATCTGGTTAAATAAAGCTTCTGTAGGTGGTGAATATGATTTGCCAATTAATTTGATTACCAAAGTAGGTGACCAAATGTTCATCGCTGGTGTTCCTGTGTTCAGAAGCACTGCAATTGCGGTTGATAAATTCATCGTTGGTGATTGGGCAATGGGTGCAAACTTCATCTTGCGCGAAGCTCCAAGGGTTGAATTCTTCTACGAAGATGGTATCAATGTTCGTGAGAACATGGTAACTGTTAGAATCGAAGAAAGAGTAGCATTCCCGATTTACGGTGATAACTACTTCATCTATGGTGATTTCGGTAACGTATCATAAATTGTTTGATTAGTTTAGTAAATAAAAGCCTGCTCTTTATCGGGCAGGCTTTTTTAAATTTGTTACAATGGATTATCGCAGAAATGAAGATAGAATTTTATTAACGGGTTCTGGTTTGTCTTATAACCAGCAATTGGATATTTCTTGGATTGAACCGAGTGGAGGTTTTACCGAACCCGTAACTTTAGAAGAAGTAAAGCTATTCTGCAAGATTGATTTTAATGATGATGATACACTAATTGAAAGCCTTATTACTGCTGCTCGTGAAATGTGCGAAGATTACTCAAACATTGGTTTTGTTTCGCGTGAAATTACCGCTGTGATAAATAACGGCAATGGCGGGTTTTATCTTTCATTGGGGCCAGTTACAAGCGAAATAATAACTGGTTATGATCAAGACGATAACGAAGTTGAATTAAAAATATCTGGTAGCAAGTTTAGACAGATAATAACGCCTACATTGCACCGAATGACTGTAGAATATACGGCAGGCTATGAAGTGCTGCCAGCGCAGCTAAAAACAGCCCTATTGAACGCTATATTTTATTTATACGATAACAGAGCAGAAGCAGTTGAAAATATTGGCCCTATTGCCCAAATGATTTTAAATCCACTTCGCAGAGTATGGTAAACATGAACCGCCGAATATTAGTGTTAGAATGCAAAGGTGTTAGAAACGACCAGGGCGGCCTTGATAATACAATTGTGCAATCATGGGAAAAGTGGGCAATGATTGAAGATAGAAGCGGATCTAATAACGTAACGCAGAACCAAACGCAATGGCAATACGACTATAAGATAACAATGCGTTATTATCCATCCATACCAACGAAAAGCAATTACTACATAGTGTATGAGGGCGTTGCAATGAAGATTGAAAATATCAGCATAAACAATGAAGGGTTTAAAAAGTTCGAGGTTGCAAGATGCAGCAAGGTTGATGAAAATATAATAGTTGTACAAACATCATTAATAATTACAGAAGAAGGCGATAACATTATTACAGAAATAGGCGAAAACATAATAATCGAATAACATGGCAGATAAAAAATTTAGTCAGTTTACAGTAGCCACTACAGCAACTGATGCATCATTAGCAGGTTTACAAGATGGTGAAAATGTATTGATTCCATCGGCTTTATTAAATGATTTAATTAATGCCATTCCTTTAACTGGAACTGAAGTAGGCAACCCAGTAACCGGCCCAATTGAATTTGGTGTAGGTGGACAAAATATTGCGCGAGGCACATTTGACAATGGAACTGGTGGCGATAATGGTGTAAGTTTAAATTGTGCAGTAGGATATGAATTGAACTGGCAAGGTGGTAAACTTTCTGTAAAAACTGGTTCTACTATTGTTCCTTATGATTGCAGGCCTTATAAAGTTTATACAGCTTTATTAACACAGAGTGGGGGAAGTGTTGGAAACCAAATAGGCACTGGTCAACTAACATTAGGTGTAACATATTACATATTTGATAGTTCTTTAGGAATGGATTTTACAAATGTAGGAGCACCAGATAATAATGTAGGAACTTACTTTGTAGCAACAGGCACTACTCCAAATAGTTGGGGTGATTCAGAAGGCAATGATATACTTACTTATAACTCAGGAGCACCAGTAGCAACAGTGTTAGAAAACAATATTGGGAATATTTATTGGGTTTATGGCGGTGTTGGACAATATATAGCATTTTTTGATAGTGTAAATTATTTAGTAACATATGTTAGTATAAGTCAAAGTAATTCAACTGCTCATTTAATAGCTACAAATGTTGATGATAATAGTGCTTTGGCTGCAATAAATTCTCAATTATTTGATGGTACTTCAGTAGATTCAAGAATGTATTACACACCAATAGAAATAAGAGTGTACAATTAAAAATAAATGGTAGATTTAAACACATTAGGGCAAGCAGAACCATTAACCGGATTGGAGCAACTACCATTGCTACAAAACGGCATTTGGGTATTGGGTAGGATTGCAGATGTGTTAAACCTTACGCCGCCAACGATTGCAACAGCACCAACAGCATTTGCAGCGGTTGCATTTGATGAATCGCAGATTGATTTAACTTGGACTGGCAGCGGTGATAATTACATTGTAGAATCAAACAGAGGTGATAACGGCGATGCTTGGGTTGAGATTTACAGCGGTGCAACGGCCTCGTATAGTGATACGTTATTATTCCCAGAAGAAACATATTACTACCGGCTTAAATCACAAGTTACTGGCGAAGCGGATTCTGATTGGGTATTGACTAATGAAACAACGCCAGCAGCATGATAACGATTAAACTAAAAGGGTTTGATAAGACTATCAAAGATGTGCAGAAACTGGCTACAGATACGAATAAAAACGCAAAGATTGCGCTGGTTGATTTTGGTACAAGGGTTGAAACAGAGGCAAAAAGAAACGCACCGGCAGATGAAGGTAAATTGCGTTCATCTATAAATTCAACTTTTGATGCAAGAAAGTTCACGGTAAAAATAACGGTTGCAACAGATTATGCAGCCTATCAAGAATTTGGCACTCGTAAATTTGCAGCCGCTTATGTAGGAACATTGCCGCAAGAATGGCGAACTTATGCAGCTACATTTAAGGGCAAAACGGGCGGCAGTATGGATGAATTTATCCAATCCATTATGGCGTGGGTAGATAGAAAAGGAATCGGCGCAGACATGACAAAGTCTGGCAATGTTAGCCGTTCTGCATCATCATTAGAAAAGCAACAACAAGCAGCGTATTGGATAGCAATAAACATATTGCAAAATGGCATCAAACCAAAAAAGTTTTTGTATGAAGCCGTTAAAGATAATCTGCCCAAATTACAATCAGACTTTAATAAAATATTCGAGTGAAAGATATCAACAACCCATTAATCAAAGCGTATTACTTAGCGTTACAATATAACGTAACTAATCAAGCATCTGTAGTTGTTGAGGTTTACGAAGGCGAAGAACCAGATGATTTGCTCGCTTCTGAATACATTGTTATAAGCGATGTTTCAGATACGGATGCAAGCAACAAAGGCTGCACCGGCCACGATGCAAGGGTGCAGATAACCATAAACACTTGGAAAACCAAATATGTAAATAAAAAGGAATTGAACTACATATCTGGGCAGATATTAGAATTGATAATGCCAACGCCACAAAGCACATTGCAAGCCGATGGAATACAGATAGTTACAACAACTTTGAACGGTTCAAATGATTTAGACTATGGCGTATTGGCTAACAGAAAATTCATTAGCAGAAATTTAATTTTTTCACATTTAATAAATTACTAACTTTATAAAAAATAAAATACAATGGCACAAAGAACAGCGGAAGGTAAAAACTTAGTATTGTTGATTGATACCCTTAATACGGGTGCAAGCTATGATCTTGTTGTATGCCTTACAAGTAACAGTTTTGCTCGTACAGCTAATGTGATAGACGCATCAAGTAAGTGTGGAACTGAAAAGATTAACGGCGTAAAAGACCGTACAATTGCGCTTGAAGGCACAGTTCAGTTTGATCCTTCAGTTGGCAAACTTTCAGAAGGTGATTTAAACGACATCTTTGAAAACGATACCCGTGTTGCGTGGCTATTCGGCCCAGAAACTCCGGTAGCTGGTGATTACTACTACACCGGAACTGATGCTTTATTGAGTGATTTAACTTTAGATGCTCCAAACGATGGTGCAGCAACATTCAGCGGTACTTTGCAGTTGAGTGGTGTGCCAGTTCGTACGGTAGAAGGTTCTTGACTGCCCCAGTCCTTGCCTGGATTGTGGGCAATCTACGATGCAGCGGAAGGCGTTACGGGTACAACATCCGTAACAGCGTGGGCAGATCAATCTGGAAACGGAAATAATCTAACATTGGCAAACCCAGTGAACCCGCTTGAACTTGTAGCCGCTGAAATAAATTCGCTGCCAGCAATTCATAGCAAATTTACGGGTGCTTACGGTGCATTCATATCTGGTACAAACGCATTGCCAGCATTTACAACGGGTGGCGTAGTTTGGGCAGTAGTAAAGCAAACAACAGCGGATGTTTCAATAAATTCTGGTGTTACAAACTTTATGCAAGGCGGTTCAGAATTCGAGATAAAGAGGCATAATTTAGCAATCCCAGGCGCAATTTGTGCGACTGCTTTAGGTTCTGGTTTGGCTGGCGTTGCTGCTGCTAATAATGTTTATCACATTGTTAGAATGGTTGTTGGTACAACTAATATGAAGCTGGCCATTAATAACGGTACTGAAGATGTAGAGGCGGTATTTAACACACCGGCGGCATCAACATTAACGATGTTTGGACAAGGTGATAAATACATTGCTTATGTTGCAATAGCAGCAGATTTGCCAAGTACCAATGATATTACACAAATGGAAGCGTATCTAAATACGAAGTTTAATGTTTATTAAGATAAAAGAACAAGGTTTAAGGTTTGACAACTACTGCTGGAATGAGTATGTAAAGAAAGTTGATTGGGAAAACTTAGCCGGCAGTAGTAATCAAGCTGCAATGTACGGGGCAATGAAGGCATCTGCATACTTTGATGGTGTTGAATTACCAACGTGGCGCGAAGCAGGGGTATTTATTACATCGTTAGAAGTAGAAGAAATGCAAAAGTTTGTAGCATCATTTGAGGCTATGAATGAATGGAAGCAGTTTCTTGATTTGGCAAAGCAAACGATTGAAGAACAAACGCCGGCAGAAGCAAAAAAAAAGCCTTTGAAGGAATCCGCCAAAACTATGAAACGGCATTAGGCTGGTTAGGCTGGACAGAACGTGAATATTATACAAGTAGCCCAGAAGCATTTTACTATGCCAGCAAGGGCTATTTTGCTAAAAGGCAAGAAGATATGTTGATAACAAGATTTTCAACATACATCATAGCAGCCAGCAATGTAGGCACAAAGGCACTGGGTAGTATTGATAAGGTTTGGCCATTAAGTAGCGATGGCAAACTGGTTGATAAAATGGATTCTACAAGGATTGAAAATATTAAGAAACGCTATAAAATAAGAACAAATGCCAGTTGAAGTACTTACGGTCGAAGCCAATTATGTGGGCGCAGGTCTTGACAAAGGGCTAAAAGGCGCAGAGAAACAGTTTGAAAAAACAAAAAAGGCTGGCGATGAATTAGGAAGTACTTTAGGCAAAAATCTTACAAATGGTACAAACACAGCGGGGCAATCACTGCAGAATTTAGGCCGTATTGCGCAAGATGCGCCATTTGGGTTTATCGGGATTCAAAACAACATTAATCCATTAATAGAATCGTTTGGCAGACTTAAAGCCGAAACGGGCAGCACTGGTAGCGCATTTAAATCATTGGCAGGATCATTATTTGGTGTTGGTGGCTTTGGCCTTGCTGTATCACTTGCAACTGGATTATTAACTGTATTAACACAAAAAGGTTTTTTTAATGCTAAAAAAGGCGCAGAAGAAACAACAGAAGCAAACAAAAAATTAAAAGAATCATACGATAGCATTATTTCTTCATTAGGTGAAGAACAAGTAAAAGTTGATCAAATTGTAAATGCTTTAAAAACAGAAACTTTAACAAGAGCGCAAAGGAATGAAGCAATTAACCAACTGCAAAAAATTGCACCAGAATACTTTGCAACATTAAATAAAGAAAACGCATCTATAGGACAGATAACACTTGCTTACGATAAATTTTCTGCATCAATATTAAAATCAATTGAAGCAAGGGTAAGAGAAAAAGAATTAATAAGCGTAACTGAAGAAATTTTAAAGTTACAAGATAAAGCAACTAAGTTAGGCGAAGATGAAGTTTTAATTAATGGTAAGTTAGTAAAGGTAAGCAGACAAATTTATGACAGTAATAGTGAAACTCTTACAGATGCAGAAGCATATCAAGCAACAATAAAAGGAACTTTAGCATTAACAACTGAAGAAAATAAGAGGTTACAAGAATTAGAAAAAACAAGGGCAAGGCTTTTACAATTAGTTACTCAATCTAAGGGCGCAGAACAATTTAATGTTACGCCTAAAGCCAAAAAAGATATTGAAACTATTTCTGATGTTTTAGCTAAATTAGAAAAAGAAATAGCATTTCTAAATAAAAAAGAAATTGCATTTAGTACTAATGAAAGTAAAGCTAAAATAAGCGCATTTTTTAGCACTGCTGAAAAGTTAATAAAAGATTTTAATGTTGATCCAAAAAATACAATTATAACCAAATTGTTTGGCCGTGCTGCTGATGTTAAAATTTTAGATACATTAAAAATACTCGAAAGGTTTTCAGCAAATAAGTTTATTCCACCACCTATTGAAATTCCTTTACAAATAATACCAAAGCTACCTGGGGAAAGTATATTTTCTGGCAATGAGCAACTTTTAACAGTACCACCAATACAAGTAGAAAGATTTAAGAAAGAAGCGTTTTTATTAGGGCAAGGTTTTAACACTGAATTTGTAAAAGGTTTAAACGATGGCCAATTAGATAAAGCGTTTGCAGAATTGACTGCAAGAATAGCAGAAAATCAATCTTTAGTTAGCGATGTAATAAGCACATTTGGTGAAGGTATTGGTAAAAGCGTTGCACAAGGTGGATCATTTATATCTGCTGCATTTAGTGGAATTCTAAATATCATTGGCGATTTTTTAGTAAAACTTGGTAAGGCTGCAATACTACAATCAAAGTTGATTTTAGCAATTGGGGCTGGTAATCCTATCACTGGCCTTGCTGCTGGCCTTGCGGCTGTAATTGCTGGTTCAATACTTAAAAGCATTCAGCTACCTGCATTCGCAACTGGTGGAACTGCGCCAGGCGGCTCAATATTAGTTGGTGAACGTGGGCCAGAGATTATCACAGCCCCAAGAGGTGCAACAATTACACCAAACGCACAAACAAATGCAATGCTATCTGGTGCTGGCGGCGGCACGGTAGTATTTAGAATACAAGGCAGAGAATTGGTAGGCGTATTAAATAACACAAATGCTACGCTCGGCAGAAATGGGCAGGGGTAACACATGGCATACGGTTTAATATACACATCTGAATTTGATTCCTTTAAAGGGGCGGCTTGCCGTTTAGAAATAGACAAAAAAGACTTTGTCGGCACTGATTCTGCTATTGTTTGCGGCGGTGGTGCAACCGTTTTATCATGGGGGCCAGATGATCCAAAAGCCGCTATTCGTGGCGCAAGTTTGGATGTAGAACTTTTAAACGTACAAGGTACGTTCCCAATATCAAACTTCTACAGCATCGAAGATGATTCTTTTAAAGTTAGATTGTATGAAAACGGGCAGTTGGTATTTACTGGCTTTTTGGTGCAAGATGATTGCAGCGAGGTTGTAGATGATTTTACCCATTCCTTAAATATTTCTGCAACTGATAACCTTGGATTGCTTAAAGATATTTCTTTGGATCAAGCAGCGTTTATTAATCGGGATATTATAATAAATGGAACTTTTGCCGTAACAAGCGGCGGCGGCAGTTATCCGGTAGGTTTATTGATCGAAGCACTATCAACTACAGATTTGCTTATTAATGGCGCATCAATTACAATTGATAACGGAATAACGCCACCTTATACAATTATAGTTGCATCTTATACCTTTTCTGCAATAACTGGAGATTACACCATTGTTGTAGGCACAGCACAGCCCTCGTATTCAGTTTTAGCAGCCACAGTAGAGATTTACCGCCAAGATGATTTAAGAGGCAGAATGCCGTTTGCAGAACTGTTTAAACTATTAATGCGTGCTACTGGCTTAGAACTTAATACCAAAGTGTTCATGACTGTTTTTTGCGTTGGTGGTGCAACGGGTAGAACTTTAGAAGATGTGCAGATTGAGCCGCAAACGTGGCTAAATAATCAAAACTATGATGATTGTTGGCAAATTATAGAAGATGTTTTAGGGCGTTTTCGGGCTTGTCTGTTTCAAGCCAATGGATATTGGGTAATATTAAGGCCAGATGAATTAAGGGAGTGGAACGGGCAGATAGTGGGCTTTGAGTATGATGCAGACTTTGTTTATGTCGATGCGGTAACAATGCCAGCACCAATAACAATTGGAACGGGCAGCGATATTGAGGCTGGGTTGTTATCATCAATTCAAAGGCCGCTGAAGTATGTTCGTGAAGAATTTAATTACGAATTCCCAGAAAACACATTATGTAACGGGCCCTTAAATCAATTAGGCAATTATAGAACTTCTTACGCATCGGGTGCAAATGTTGTTACTGAATATGATTTGCCAGGATGGGAGCAAGGATTCGACTATACAACGGGCGGCAATGGTTATTTTGGTTCAAGTGCTTTGCGGTTTATAAGAATAACTACAAATGCAGTAGGCAAAGAGATTGGCAGAACATTGGTAATAAAAGGCAATAGCGGGTTTTCTGATCCTGCTTGCGTTCAATCCTGCCCTATTGATGTTCGTATTGGGGATAATATACAATGGGGTTTTGAGTTTAAAACAAATACAAGCCAGCCAGGAAATAGAAACATTGGCTTTGTTGCTGAAATAATAACAACCGCTTCGCCTACACCACGCAGCATGAATAACAAGCGTTTACGATATGATGGCCGCTGGTTTTCGTGGATGGATCCTATACCACCAAACATATCTATTTATCAAAATATACCAGTAGGTGAAAACACAAACAACTGGCAAAACTTTAGCATACAAAGTACAGAAATTCCCGTTAATGGAATTTTAACCGTAAAGCTATCACAAGCAGTTGTAGGCAATAGTTCAAGCAAAGAAACAGAATACAGAAACTTTAGCTTTGAAATTACACGCTCAATAGCAGGCGTTCAAAACATCATTGGCCATACTCACACACAAACGCAAGAACCAGAGATTAAAAACAACAACGACATCAATATAAAAATTGATGATGCGCCAAGTTCAAACATTAGGGGCGCAATTTTTTTGCCTACGTTTACCGGCCCATTGCAGAACCTTACAACATTATGGCAGCGTGGTATTGATGGCAGCGGTAGCGGCGGTAATCAATTTACTTTAGGGCAATTGATTACAAAAGATGAATTGTTTAACAGAAGAAAGGATCGTGTAAAATTAGACGGGAATATTTTACTAAGCAACCTCACGCCATTATCTGTAATTCAATATACAGATATGATTGATAAATACTTTATATTTGGGGCATTGGAAGTTAGCCATAAATTTGGCGAAACAAACGGGAATCTATACGAATATTATACTGATGATGAAACGCTGATAGATTTAATTTCAGATTACGAATTTAACTACTTATACAATACGAGATGAGCGAAATAGTAAAAGGCGAAAATGTAACTGTTTTTAAATATGTGCAATCCATTAACGCTTGGGTTCCATACGCTTGCGCTCGTTCATGCTCGTTTTCTGTCGAAACAGATACTATTGAAACCTCAATTACTGGCAGCGGCAAATATAGAACTTTTATACCGCGCTCAAACGCATCTACCGGATCATTAGAAGGGCTTACACAATTGGAGAAAGTAAACAACCTTAGCATTTCAGATTTAATTGCTATGCAAGTAGCACATGAAATACTTTTAATGCGCTGGGAAGATATTTCAGACAATGGTGATGTTTTCACAAAGGAGTTAGAAATGTTTATCACCAACACAACGCAAACAGCATCATTTGATAATGTAGCTACATTTTCTGTATCTTTACAAGGTACAGGGCCAATAACATTAGTTTACACACCTACACCATTAATACAAGGGATCATGTACAGAAAAGAATTTATTTTACCGGCTAACGAAGATTCTATTCTACTCACAGAATTAGACGGTGTAAGTATTGACAATGTAATATCAATAATTTTAGACAATAGCGATGCCAGTATAATAATTGGCAGCGGCACGCCGATTGGACAAGAAGTAAAATACAATTCATCTGGTGCAACTATTACATTTCCGTTTGCAACAGACATAGATTTAAACGGTTATGTATCATATCAAATTATTTATGAAGCAAGTTAATTTAGTAGCAGCATTGTTGCTTTTTTCGTTTTCTGCATTTGCGCAGACAGTAACACCAGATCCTGGGCCTTATGCGCCTATGAATCAAAAGTATGAATACCGCTGGATAAAAACAAGCGGCGGCTTATGGAATCTTGGTAAATTGATTGTGCAAGATAGCACCGATTTGCGTAGCATTACCTACGTTACCACTGCACCGGATAATGATAGTTCAAAACGTGTTGCAAGCACTGCTTGGGTAAAAAAGAACATTACAGCAAGCGGCGGCGGCAGCGGTGTTGATAGCGTAAGAAGAAAAGGAGTTACAGATACAATACAAGAATATTACGGCGGCGCGTTTGGTTATAGAAGATTTGCATTTACTGCACCATTGCCAGGTAGCTTTGTTCCTTACACCGGAGCAACGCAAGATGTAAACTTAGGTGAATTCGGTTTGCAAACGGGTAACGTAGAATTTGACAATACACCTATAAATTTACCTACTGCTGCTGGTTCGATGTATTACAACGATAGCGATGGGACTTTAGATTTAATATTGAAGGGCGGTAATGTTACATTACAAATAGGACAAGAAACAGTTTTAAGAGTAGTAAATAAAACAGCAACAAATGTAAATTTATTACAGGCAAATTATCAAGCCGTAAGGGTTACGGGTGCGCAAGGGCAAAGGGTTAAAGTAGATTTAGCCCGTGCAACTTCAGATACTTTTTCTGCTGAAACAATAGGATTGGTAACTGAAACGATTAATAACAACCAAGAAGGGTTTATAACAACAAGCGGATTAGTAAGGGGTATAAATACTACTGGTTCATTGCAAGGTGAAACTTGGGCAGATGGTGATATAATTTATCTAAGCCCTACAACAGCGGGAAGCCTTACAAAAGTTAAACCAGTAGCACCAAACCATTTAGTTATAATAGGATATGTAATTCATTCGCACGCTACGCAAGGCAGCATCTTTGTAAAGGTTGATAATGGTTACGAATTAGATGAACTGCACAATGTGAAAATAACAACGCCAACAAATAACCAAGCGTTAGTCTATAATGATACTACCGATGTTTGGGAAAATAAAAGATTGGTTACCGTTACCTCCTACGGCAAAAACGCTACAGCCGACAGCACAATACTTTTACTTAGCAACGGTACTCGCTACGCTGCAAAGGATAGTGTAGGGGGTGGGGGTGCTATGGCTATTGGTGGAACTATTACAAGTGCAACGGCTGGAAGTGCTTTATTTGCTGGAA